TTTTAACTATAGCTGTTGCATCACTAGGACATGTAAACACTGTCGTTTTTCCTGTGCTAGCTTGTTTAAAACCTTGGTTCTTGTATCTTATTGTCATGATAAAAAATAATTAAATGCGTCTTGTTCGTCCTTAAGTTCTTTTTGAAAAGAAAAATTAAGTTGATTTTTTACAGTATCTAATGCTTCTAAAACCTGTCTTTGATTAGATACATCATATTCATCTTTTGGCTCAGGTATATAGACTGTTATCTTAGCCATTAAATAAAACCTTGTGATATTAAATAATCTTTATATTCTTGCTCAGTCATTGGATCAGCTTCTTGTCCTCCAAAAAGACCAAGTGTTTTATCTTTAGCTTTTGTATCAAATTTTTTAACACTATCAAAAATTTCTTGTTGTGTTGTTGCATCTAATTTTTCACCTGGATTTATTTTGCCATACATATTAGCAGCACTATCTATCATCTTTTGTTGTGTTTCATTTATTCCTGCTAGTGTGACTAAATCTTGAAACTGAGGAGCAATATCACTAGATGCTACTGACATAACGCCATCACCTATTGTATTTCCACCAGTCAATGCAACCTCATCTAACATAGTATCTAAACCACCAAACTCACCTGCATCTATTCTAGCTTGAAGAAGTTTAGCTTCATCCCTATTTATTCTTCTAGCCATTTCTCTTTCATCGAAACCGCCATATTGTTTTATATCTAAATAATCCATAAGATTTTTAGATCTAGCAAAATCTGTATTTTGTATTCTTTGATTTAAGTTTCTAAGAAAATTTAATCCAGGTAATGAACGAAATATACCACTAAAAAATTCTCCAAGTGTAGGAATGTTTCTAGTGGGACGACCTGTGTATCCAGGATTTGTTCGTTGTACATTTGCAATAAAATTATCTCTTGATCTTCTTCCGTCATCTCCACTTACAAAACCAACACCATACCCTTCTCCTGGCCTTTTCATTCCACCACCTTTAACAGCTCCGGTTTGGGTTTGTGTTGCTGAGTATTGTTGTCTACTTTCTCCTCCAGAAAAAGGATCTGATCTTGTTTCTGCAGCTGGTGCAGATGGCCTATCATATTCTCTACCTGCAGCTCCTGCTACTCTAAAATTTTTTCTATTTGTATATAAACCTTTATCTATCATTATCTTCTACCATCCGGTTGTGCGTCAAGTCTTAGAGTGCCATATCTCCAGGTTTCACCTACAGCATCGTTTTCTATCTTAAGAGCAACAAGTCTTCCTCTTGCTCTGGTATCTATCTTATCAGTAGTTGTCGTAACTGTAAAGGGTCCAAGAGGAGAACTAGATGCAGTGTTATTTGGATAGTCATTAACTAATAAAGTAATCTTTGTATTACCCGTTTGCACTGCAAAATCAGGTATAAATCTTTTAACAGACATAAAGAACTCTCCATCACCTTTATAATTAGCAACTCCCGTAGATTGACCTAATGCACTTCTGGTCTGCGTTATATCATAATCTCCAGATTTTATAAAAGCAGCTATAGCTGTAGCTGTTCCATTTTTAACCTGATCTGTTCCTACTTCATGAGAATAGTAAGTTGATGCTCCAAAAGTATTTGTAATACCTTGTATTGGAAAACTTGGAGTAGCAGTGCTAATATATTCTGTAGCATATGGATTATCAAATACTCCATAATCAATGTAAGTTGTTCTAGCTAGTGATGAGGTAGTCCAAACGTTTTCTGCATAATTATAGGTTACACATCTATCAATTTGTTCAGATCCAGATTTAGGATAAAACCAATTTACTTCGCCATAAAGAGTATTGTGACCTGCATATATAACATCAGATGAATCATAGTTAAGTCCAAGATTATCTCCATCTGTTGTAAATACAAAATCTTCTACAAGACAAGGTATAGATTTAACTGTACCATCGAATACAAAAAATCCTCCTTCACCTGACATCCAAAATACTTTACCATCAGAATAACTTAATGCGTGTTGTCCAATCAATCCACAACTTGTACCAACCTGTCTAACACCAAATGTAAATGGTGGACCAACAAATTGAATTACATAAGCAGAGGTATCTGTTAAAACTAAAGTGTAGTCTTTACCAGATACTGCACCTTGAATTTTATTTCCTTTGTCAAGTCTAAAACTACCTGCAGTATTAACTGCAGTTGGTGTGTATGTATTTAAATCTTCTTGATTAGAAAATCTTATAAACAGAGGATCAACAGTTGATGGATCACCAATAGTTGTTTCTGTCCCAAAGTGAAACAGATGTCTATCTCTATCTGAAACTTGTGTAAGTCTAGACGACGTTGGATTGTTTGAAGTTGAAAAATTTGTGGTTGTTGTTGAAGCTCTAATTGTTCTTGCATTTGTTGCACCAGCGTTCCACGTAAAAGTTTTTCCTCCTCTGATAGTTGCAACCAATACTTCTCCAAAGTTATCTAAACTCCAGTTTCCTGGTTCCAGAGTCACGTCACTAGTTGTTCTCTCTGTTCCCCACGTTGACGTACTCCAAGTATCTGTGCCCCAACCATAACCAGCTGTTTGAACTGTAGGTCCAACTTCAACATATGGATTTACCGTTGCAGCTCCTGCTGTAGACATACCTGTGCCTGATTCATTTGATGCCATCGTAATTGTAAAACTATTTGTTGCAGATGTAATAACTTCATAATTAGTATCTGTAAAATCTGCTACCGCATATCCTGTGGCTCCTCCTCCAGGTAAAGTTACGCCACTAAAATTTATATATCTTCCAGCAGATAAACCATGAGATGTTTTATTAATGGTAACTGTTGCAGATCC